TGATCATTGTTCAGCTACTGGAAATACTTCTATAGATTGTGTTTGACCTAAACTAAAATTTTCGATTGAATATAGTTTTAAAGAAGCAGTGAAATTATTTGTATTTACTACATTATTAATAACATCCTGTATATCCGCTGTTTTAAACGATATTAAAAACCTACTATTATATATGGTGGTAGATGATATGATTCCTTTTTCTAATTGCAGAATCTCATCCTTACCTGTGTTGAGGTTTTTTCTACTTACTACGCCTTTATCTTCATATAGTGTAGAATCTTTATCTGGAAATATAAAATATCTTGCCATTTTTTTAAATTAAATATTAATACCCTCCCCCACTAGTAGAACCACCACTTTCCCCCCCACTTGTAACAACTTTCCCTCTAATATCAGAGTTTGGGTTTTTTAATTCAAATATCATAGGATCTAAACTAGGATATAATACTCCGTTTTGGAAGGCTGTCATCATATCATATCTATACTTACTATATCCTGCGTCTTCTCCTGTTTTATTAATAAATTCACATTTAGCAACATTAAGTACTCCCTTTACCTTATATAATCTAGTATATAGTTCACTTTTTACTATTTTCATTTGATGATACACTTATTTCAAAATCAACACCAAAATTAACAATGTAACCATCTTTAATATTAATAGCATCTGTCAACATTCTGTTTTGGTCTAGGTAAATCTTTAGATTTTCCTTTGTTGCTTCATTAGATAAAATTAAATTATTATTAATATCATAAGCCAACACATATAAATTTAAAGCTAAGGGATTATTAATAGTATCGGTAGAGGTTGGGGTTATTTGTTGATCTTGAGTAATGTACGCTTTAGCAACGGAACCAAATCTTGGTGCCATAGATACTGCTCTTAATAAATAATCTTCCTTAGTCACTGTTCTTTGTTGAGCAGCAAAATTCATTATAGAGTTTTGCTTGACTTCTTCAATATTATCTCCTGAAGAACCCCCTGTAGATGGGTTAGGATTAGTAACTGCTATTGAATTGTAAGTAAAATCCATGAGACTTGGAATCAATAAAGACTCATCCTTGAATGTATAATTTAACCCTTTTATAGTTTCTATATTATTACTAGGAACATTTGATGAAACCCCCCCTCCAGACAAATAAGTAAAAGTCAAAGTTGTATTTGTAGGCACTTCTCCATAAGTTCTTGTTAATAAAAAGTTTGAAGGATCAAAAGCATAGTTTAAACGGGTTAATCCATTTGTTAAACCTGCTCCTACATTATCGGGGTTGGGGGTTATAATTTCGTCTGCGTGTGATGAAATTCCAGAACCAAACATTAATTCTATGCTTCCGTTTCCATCCTTTACCCTTAAAGCGTATCTTTTTGGTACTTTTTTTAATCTTAATAAACTAGGTGTTTTGTTTGAAAAACCAGATAAAGTTTGATCAAATTTTGGTTTGTTAGCTATTTCTTCATAAATAGTTTCTTGTCCCAAATAAGGTACTTCATACCAAGAATTTCCATCACTATCAATACAACTAATCATTTCTATAAAAGAAGGATCATTAAATGACAATTTAAGAAACTTTTCAGGGGAATTTATATCAAAAGTAGTAGTAACAACATTTCCACTTTTTAATTTACCCTGTTTCTTTAATATATAATATTTTGGGTTACCGGAACCATCATATTCATATACTCTAGTTTCTGTGGGGCTATAACTAGAACTAAAACTAAAATCAACATTATCATCTAAATAAAATTCTCCTGATCCCCCAAAAGTAGATCCTTTCAAAATACTTAAGGCATAATTGAAATTAGGAGTATAAGAAACTCCTACTGTGGGTAATAGTTGATATAAATTCACAGCAGCAGTTGAGGGTGTGCTTATTCTTGGTGTATATCCTAATAAATAGGCAGCCTCATATATATTTTCAGTTTCTTGAGCTGTTGTTAGAAAATGTTCTCTTAATTGAGTATCCATATAAAAACTCAAAACATCACCTACATAAGCAGCCATTTCAACAAATACTTGTCCCGGTTGGGCATCTGAAAAATCATTAAAGGTAGTTGGAAAATATACCTGGGCGAATTGCTCTAGTTGGGTTTTAAAGGATGTAAAATCCTTATTAAGATATTTAATATCTTTATCTTGTACGGGTCTATCTAATTGATTATATAAATTTGCCATTATTGTAAAGTAATTTCAAGTTGTTGAGGATTTTTTTCATATTTAAAACTATATGTAAAGGTTATTGTTAGTTTATTTTCGTCCCTTTTTAAATCTAAATCTACATTCTTTATAATTACACTTGGTATATAAAGTTGTACTTGTTTTTCAATTAAAGACTTTATTTGGCCCGTATTTACATCATTTTCAAATAGTAAACTATTCAATCCCACTCCGAAAAAAGGGTTTTGTAATCTTTCTCCAGGAGAAGTTAGAAATAAATTTATTAAATTGGCTTTAACTTGATCCTTTGTTAAATAATTTATATCAAATAATCTATTTCCCTCAAAAGGTAAATCAATTCCTATACCCTGTTTAGGGTTTAAGTCATCTATTGCTATAGGGGTTAAAACTCTTGCCATTAAGGTCTAAAATTTTTCTTTTCGTCCATTGCTTTCATTAATTCTGAGTAATCCCTTTTGAATATTCCTTCCAATCCCTCATTCACAGGTAATTGTGCTGTTGTAGCATTATCGCCTACTGTATTCTCGTCAACATATTCAGCAACCATACTTGGTTTCATTTTATCTAATACAGAAACTGGTTCTTCATGATCTTCAATAGAAGTTGTACTGTTTAGAACCTCGTTTAATATTTTATTTTTAAGGTTAAAACTAGGTTGGTTTTTTGTTGGGGTTGGAGTAGGGGGTTCTTCAAATGTTTGGTTGATTTCTTGTTTAATAGAAGCCAACTTACTACTTAAGTCTGAATTATTTATTGTAGTTTTATTAGTTTTTTGGTTTAAAACTTCATTAAGTTGTTCTTTGATAGGTGTAATGTGTTTTTCAACTGCCATATCAAATTCTTCTCTTACTACTCTTCTGATTAATTTTTCTAATAACTGTGTCTGTTTCATGATTATAAATATTTAGTTTTCTAAGTTCTCTGAAGGAATTGTTTTTACTGTGTATTCTTCTGTTTTTGGGAATCCTCCATACCCAAATTCTTCAATTTTTGTTGTATTTTCTTGATTTCTATTTTCTTTGTCTATTAATGAATCTAAAGTTTGATTTTGGGCATCTACCCCACCTTCAGCCCCATCTTCTAATGAATCAGCTGGTGGGGAAGCTGCTATTAATTTATCTTTCATACATTGATCCATTGTGTCTTTTGACATATCTAACTTATTTTGTGGTAAATTAGGTAAACTATTTAATGTAGCTGCTATCCCCTCTATTTTATTTAATTTAGGTATTATATATTCAACCTTTCCCGTTATTCCCTTTATAACATTTGAAAATAATTTTACTGTATCATCCGCTTTTTTTATTCCATCTTTTAATAAAAGAACAGGACCAACTGGTATGGGGGTGGCTACTGTTGAAGGGATAAAAGCCACCCCAGTAACCCCTGCCTTTAACCCAATTATAGTAGCCTTTAATGTTTTTATTATTGTATTTATTGTATCCGCGATAGATAAGATTCCTTCTAAAATAGATTTAACTTTACCAATTAGGTTGTTTAATTTTTCAATTAAACCCTTTATCTTATCTATTATTTTTTGAGCTTTATCCATTGTATCCCCCATCTGGTTATACATTTTTTTAGCAGTATTCATATCATTAGTTCCACAAATTCGGGATTTTATTGTCTCAGGGGAAGGGATTTTATCCGTGACCTTAGATAATTGTCCAGGAAGGGTGTCTTGGAGTTTGGTTGCTTTTTTAGGAAGTTCCATTATAACATCCTTACTTACTTTACTCATTAAATTATTTACTGCACTTATCATAGTTTTATTTTTCTTTTATTAAAAATACTGATTTTGATTTTATACTTTCAAGTCCTCTTCTTAAATTTTCCATTTCCATTACATAATCAGACATAGCCACAGGAACTTGAGCAGCCCCCCCTGCTGGGGGCCACATTAAAGGACCTATTTGAGTTATCCATGTATTTAATATTCCTTCTAAAGAAGATATCAAATCCTGTAACCACTGTTCTGTTAAATCCCCCATTAATACGGGTTCACCTTTACTCTCAGCATTTAACCCTAAATATATTTTTTCAGTATTAATGTGAGTTAGACTATTTTCTCCTTGCCCACCATTTATATGAAAACCACCATTAGTAGAAAATGAGAATCCCTTATCAGAGTAACTCATTATATAATCACTTTTAGCGTGAAATAATAATCTACCCGAATCCAATATTACTTGGTCTTGGCCTTCTTCGCTTCCGTATACATTTGCTTCTATTGGTTTATCCATAATTTATTTTTAAAATGATTTACTTCCGAAATACCCAGAGGTTTTAGCAGGACCCCCACTTTGTCTCCTGGATTGTTTTTTACCACTAAATATGTTTCCATTTTTTAAATATCTTGGTTTTGTTCTCCCAACATAATATTTTTCTTCTCTTTTATTGTACCCCTCAGCCTTATCCCTTAGTCTACCACGCTGCCTAATTGGTCTAGTAGGAAATTTAAGTGTAATATTTATTTTTGGAATTGATATCTTCAAAGTAGGAGGATATTTAATTTTTAATTTTGGAACACAATTGTCAAGAAAATCTTTAACTTCTTCTGCATCTATTACGTATTCATCCCTGTATGCTTCTGCTATATCGTATAAATCTACTATTTCCACTATATTCATAATAGCCAACCCAATGGCTGTTTCTTTTTCATCTATTCCTTCCACGTACCCATCATATTTACCCTCTCGTTGTGAAGGGTTGGGGTTGTTTAAGTTTGTTTTTTTATCATTATCATTACAAAATTCATTCCACCAATCAGCATATTGTCTTATTACGTCTCCATTGGAATTTAATTCAATATATATATTTCCTTCTTCAGGAGCAGGACAACAAGGACCTGACATTGACATTAAAAAATTGTTTCTAGGATCTCCATCTCTGGTACCTTTTTTATATTCATTGACATATTGAAAATATTTGTTCCCCGCAGTTACTGCTTGGAGTACCTCTTCAACAGCGTTAATTTTGTTTTGGTCTTTTGGTTTTAGTTCTTCGAAAGCTTTATTATTATCGATTCCAACTATTTCAAAATTTATTGCTTTACCCTTTGTATGATTGTTATCTAATAATTCTCCATCAGAGTTTTGAAAGTTTTTAAAAAATTGATTATTCCCTGCTATTATCTTTATTCCTATTTTGGGATTATTTTTCTTTACCAAACTAAAAACACAAGTAGCAGCCAAAAACATACAATAAGTAATATCTCCAGCATTATCCAATTGTGGTCCGGAGAGCTTTATGTCTCCTTTTATAGCGTCTGTTTGTTCTTGGAAATTGTCAGAACCTAAACTATTCATTACCCCCCTTAATCTATTAGCCATTACACCTTGATTAGCAAAAGGTTTTCCTACTTCTATCCAATCAACCTCACTGGGGTATTCCCCCCCTACTACTAGAGGGGTTGAATCCATTGGAGTAGCTGTTGTTCCTTTTTTTGGTGGGTCTGGAGTAGGTTTTGCTCCTGTTTTAGATGTTATGAGAGCATCCTCAGCATCATCACCATATAAACTTCCGTATGGGGCCATTTTATTTTATTTATATAAATTCATCATCTATTTCTTCTTGTAAACGAGATATTCCAGTATTATCATCATGTGAACTTATACTATAACCACCAGAAAATCTATTTCCATCAGGATCATTAGCATAGTATTCAATATTATCTTTATATATTTTATAAACCCCGTCCTCAGTATTATATTCCAATAATAAAGTGGAATTAGGGTCTGATCCCCCAGGAGTAGTAGAAGTAACAGGTGCTGTTGAGTTTGGATTAGGATCTTCAATACCATAAAGAGGAGAATTTAAATTAAGTGCTACTTCCTCGGCTAAAATTTTATTAGTAGAAGAAAATGAAGGGGCTCCTCTATAAACTTCACTACCATCTTTAGTAGCCACTGCTGTTTTTTTAGGTCCCTGGGTTTCAAAAGTAATAAATGTGCCATCCTCTAAAAAGTAAACATCAGCATCCTCGGGAATTGGTGGAGGAGGTGTTGGAGGGGGATCAGTAGCTATAGGGTCTGAAGTTGGTTGTAATCCTATTTGATCTGGGGAACCAACTTTAACAAAAGCTTGATCTGATAGTGGAGTTTTATCCTCACTAAAAATTTCTGCAGGAGTGGTATTTTCATTGTTTGTTGATTGTTTTGGTTTTATTATTTTTTTATTGGTTGAAGGTACAACAGCTGGTTCGGAATCGGCCCCTTTTTTATGGTCTTCCTTACTCAACTCAATTTTTGGGGTATCCTCGGATGTTGTAGTTTCTTTTTCTTCCACCCCAAAGGTTTCTAAATTGGGGCTAATCACATTAATAGGAATTGTTTGACCTTTAGTTAAGTAAATTGAAGAATTATCTTCATTTATGTCTTCAAAAACAGGGTTTGTTGTCTCTTTTGGATCTTTTTGACCATTTCTTATAATAAGAATAGGATCATTATTAGTATCACTTATAGGAGTCCAAGGAGTTTTAGTATTTGAATTACCCAATCTAATAGTATTTCCAAATTTACCCTCCAAAGTACAGTCCCCTGAGGATAATAATAATTTTCTTATTTTACTTAATGATTCCTCATTTATCCCTTCTCCTAATTTAACATTACCATTTTTCTTTATATCACCCGTTCCTCTATTGGGGGTTAGAATATTATTATTTAAATTTAGAGAAGAAATATAATAAAATTGGGTTATGGGGTTCCCTTGTTTTGTTTTATTTTCTAATATAATAATACGATCACCTATAAAAGGAATATTATTCATATGTGGGAATAGAGGTAAAGCCAAATTTCCAACCCCTTGTTCCTTATTATTATGGTTAGATCTTGACAAAGAATCTATCACTGATTTTTCTGGAGTTTTATCTTCTATGAAAAAAAATCTTACCCCCCCAGATAAAAATAAATTCTTTTTGTTTAAATTTAAATTATTTAAAGTGCCTGTGACTTTTCCTATTTTCAACAAAGCACCATCTTCCCCGTTTAGTGAAGAATTATTTGTGTTTTTTGTATTTACAAAATTACCAAAAGTTTGTTTTTGATTATACCCCATCTTCTTTCTCCTTCCCTACTTCTTCACCATTCATCTCCTCAGCCATCTGAGTTAGTTGTTTGATTTCTTCTTCAGTTAGTAAATCCCCATCATCTTTTCCGTTTGAATTCATGGCTCTTTGGATAATAGCAGCCATTTTAATAAGTTGTTCGTCGTTTTTGACTCCTATTTCGAGATATTCTTTGATTAAAGGAACAACACTGATTGCATCTCCCATACTACCAATAAGTGGTTTGAGCTCTTCTATTAAGGATTTGATTTGACTTTCTTTCTTCTTACTATTTTTGTAGATGTCTTCAAGAATGTTTGAGAAAGTCTTGCCTTTAAATATTACTTTATCAAAGTCAGACATATTTTTTGATTATAAATATATTAAATATAACCTCGTTGAGAATATATAGCGAATTGATCTGCGTATATTTTCTTCATTTTTTTAACTACTCGAGTTATTATTGGGGTTTCTTTTTCTTCTAGGTTGGTTATTTCCCTTATATAAACCCATAGTGCCTTTTTATTAAACAACATGCCTGGGTTTTTTCTACTTTTAAATATTATAATAAACGCACTGGCTACTTGTTGTTCTTTAGGTTTGGTAAAAAGCTCAAATAAATTTTCATCAAGATATTCTACGAAATAAGAAAAGAAGGCAATAGTAACATCTCTATTAGTTAATACTTCACCTTCTTTTAAAATATAATAATCAGAATCCATTGCTTCTACATCCGACTTTTTAATAAGTTTTTGATAATTTTTCGTATTATAGTTGATTAAATATCTTTTACCTGCAATTGAAAAATAAGAAAATGCTTTTCCTCTACCTACTTTAAATTTGTCTAATTTTTCTAAGAAAAATATTACCATTTCATGTTTTAGATCTTCTAATGTTTCTACCTCTGTATAATAAAATTTAAAGGTATGGATTAGGTTCTCAGACATTTTATAGAAAGGGTAGTAAAGGTGTTTAGTGAAAATAGCGTTTTTGGTATCTTGGCAATCACAATTTAAATATTTTACCAATTCTTCTTCTGTTTCTTCTGTGAAGTAGTAGTTTTTCTTTTTCTTTTTCCTGCCTCTTTTTTTAGGGGGTGGTGGATCTATAGGTAGACTAGAAGAACTAGCTGTTGCTAGTTCTATTTCCTGTGTAGTGCTCATAAATTTCTTATTTTAATTTAAATTGGTTAATATGTTCTTGTAACTTCTTTATTTCATCAAAGTAAAAACCTATTTCATCATCTGATTTAAATGATACCCTGTCATCAATAACTTTTAAAGACTTGTCGATAGCATGTATATCTTCATTTAAACTTTCAACAAAGTCTTCAAATCTTTCTAATTTTTTGAGTAGATTTCTTAATAAATAAATACTTAAACCTGCCCATATAATTAATAATCCTAATACAACATATAATATTTCCATTATCCTTCTGTTTTGAAAAAACTATCTATTAAATTTATTGTTGAATCTTTAAAATTCGGATTCAATTTCTCAGCTGAGTATTTCATTGCTTTAGTAGTTCTAATAGCTTTATCAGCTTTGGATGCATTTCTAGGTTTATATTGTTTTTTAGAAGCCTTAGGAACAGACTCTGTACTATTATTCCACATTTCAAATTCAATCTGAGCAGCCATCTGGTCTGCTTGATGTAATAAAATGGGTAAATGAGTTCTCAATCTGGTTTCTTTCATACTAGACATAAGATAGAATTTATTAGAATCATCATACAGACCATCATGTAATTTAATCCCTAAAAACTCATTAACTGTTGTTTTAACTCCAATCTGTTGTAAAATAAATAAAGATCTCTCTGGAACCTTCATAGCAGGTATCTCAGTATTACATTTGTAAACCATCCCTAACTTATCAATATGCCATTGAGAATCGTTTGGTTCATAGAAGTGTTGATTATCTCCTGGTAATCCCATTTTTCCTAAATCATGGAATAAAGCCGCGAATACTAATTCTTCTTCGGTATATGTTGATATATCACCTCCTACCGATTCCCACACAGAATATAGTTTTAAAGCGTTGTTTACAACGCGAATAACGTGGTCAATATAACCACCTGGGAAAGCTGAGTGAAACCAGTCTTTAGAAGAGGCGGGCATTAACATAAAACGTTCTTCATGTTCTTTGTGGAAGTCTATAATAGGTTGACTCCTTTCGGCTCCAACCCTGTTCTTAATGAGGTTGAGATATGTACCCCAATTCTCTTGAATTTTTTCTGCTGATAACATCTTATATAGTCCCTATTTGTGAGCCCATAGTGTCTCGGTTAGCTTTAATAATGTCTTCCAGCCCCATATATAGGTCTTTTAACTCATTATCCATGAAATGTAAAGCTTTTTCATTTTCATTTCTTTTAACGTGAGTGTAAACTCTGGCTAATCCAGCGTCTAATCGTTCTAGACGATTTATAGCCTGAGACCTAAATCGATTTTCATAATTTGCATCCATAAAATTTTATTTTTGATTTATTGTAAATAAATTTTCTTGGGAACCCAAGCGTTTTTAATAAGAACTACAAAAGGGCACATCTTTCGATATGCCCTGTAAATATTGTTTTGAGGCTTAACCTCTAATGTTGGCTAACTTTTGGAATCTTTTAATTGATTCGTTTAAAGTATTTTCTTCTCCTTCTCCTTCTTCTTCTTCTCCTTTTTTAGCTTTGGATTTTTTCCTTCCCCTCTTAGCTTCTTCTACGTCCTCAGGAGCTTCTTCCTCGTCTTCCATTTTTTCTTCTTCCTCTTCGGTTTTTTCTTCACCACCTTCATCTTCTGCTTCTCCTTCTCCCTCAAAATGTACTTTTAACTTTTCATAGAATCCCTGTAGAGCGTCCATAATGTCTTCTTCTCCTTCTCCGCCTTCCGCTTCTCCTGCTTCCATGTCTTCTACCTCTTCAAGATATGACGGATGACCTTTTACAGCTGCTTCTAGCTCTTCTTTAATAAGGTTATTTAATTCTCTTCTGTTCATTTGAGTATGTATTAATATTTGTTAATAAATATATGCGGATTTAGGAAAAAATCACCTATTTCCAAGGGTGAATGGATCTAGTTCTATTTCGTTTGCTAATTGATTTAATTGTTCATCATTTAAAGGAGTTCCATCCTTGAATTCTGCCGACATGATGTAAGCATCCGTGTTAGGAGTTGCAGGTTCTACAACAACAGTGTCTTCATCTACTTCGATCCCGTTGATTTCTATTCCTGAGGTTATGTTTTTATGTCTAAGGTATTCATCTTCACCATACATACTCCCTACCATTCCCGTACTATCTTCATCTACTGGTCCTGGGTGGGGTTGCCATTCTGCCCTTATAAATTCTGGTAAATCATCATAACTCTTAAATAAAAAATCATCTACTTTATTGACAACTCCTGCTTGGTGGAGTAATTCGATTCTTTCTTCGTCATCCATAGTATCCCATCTTTTAAATTTATAAGTTTCATATAATGGTTTTATACCTGCCAACTGTTGGAATCTTTCTGTTAGTAATTTCTTTTTCATGGGGGTTTTATTTTCTTCAAGTTTTAACATACCTTTTATCTTATATATTAAACCACTCCACTGACTTGGAGAACCTATTATATTATCTAATGTTTTATTACGCTTTATGCATCTTCTTAACATTTCAGGATTATCCTTAAACTTATTTTTATCACAAGAAAAAAATGAATTATATTCACCTGCTTTCCCTAGATCAGCCTCAAGTTCATCAGTTTCAACAGAACTCTCACCCTTAGAATCACTTATACAATACATAACAGCTGTTTGAAACACCCATTTATTTTTATCTTCTTCAGAACTTTTATTCCAAGCTTCTTTATTTGCTTCTAAAGCTTTTTTAGCTCTATCTATATATTTTTGCTCAGGTGAAGAACATTTGTTATCTTTCTTATCAGTAGTAGGGGGTTTATCTTCCTCATTGAAAATATATGAAATTTCTTCTCTTATGATTTGTCTAAGTTGAGATTTTTTCATTTGGGGTTTATTTAAATGGACTTAACATATAATCTTTAAGTTCACTTGGTAATATTTTAAAATTCATTCCTGCTCCAGTAGCATCTTCATCAAAAGGAGCAATAAAGGTTGTTTTAATTTCTATAAATTTGCCTATTTCTTCCGTTACTTTTTGTTTTCCTATTTGATCAATTAAATCTGACACCTCATTAGTTTTTGGAAGAAACTGATAGTAGAAATTCCCTTCCCCTTCATAAAACAAAACATCAAACTCTAAATTCTGTCCTTCTATAGGAAACTGAATTGGTTGTTTTTCTTCTAATAAAAACTGATATCGAGCGTTGGCTCTTCTTATTTGCCAATTATGAATATCAAAAGCCATATTATAGAGAATTTGCTATTTCAATCATTTCTTCGAGTTTCCTTTTTACATCTAAGAATTCTTTAATGTCTGGATTAGATTCATATACTGCCATATATCCCATTTTATTTTCAGGCATACGTTCTGCTTTTTTATTTGTTTCTGTATATAATTCTTTGAGTACAGGTTTAAGTTCTTTAAGTCTGATTTTGGTTTCTTTTAGTTTTTCATTAACTATACTCTTAATTTCGTTAACGTATCCTTCAGTTTTTGCTATTACTGAATCTAGTCCGCTTTGAGGTTTTTCTTTTTTAGCTTTTTCTTCCTTTTTGGCTTCGGTTATTACTTCTCTGACTAAGTCGTGAAAGCTTTCTTTTAGTTTCGATTTTTCCATTTTGTCTTTTGGGGCTTCAGTTACTGTTTTTAAATATTTGTTAAATGTAGGTGGTTTTTTATCATTAAATTGTCCTCCTGTTTTCATACCTTCATATTCAGATAAAACAGAATAATATGCTTGGTATTTACCTAGGTTTTTCAACACTGACTCTACCACTTTTATGGATCCTTTTTTATCTTCTTCTTCTAAAGTATAAAAACAATCATATCCCTTCTTGATTGCTTCGTACTCTAAACCGTTTTTAAGTTCGTAAGGGTTAACTCTGTCAGTTGCCATTACTAATTCTCTTGCTTTGTCTGGGACAAGGTTTGATAATCTAGCCATTTTTTATTGTTTGTAAGTTATTTATATATTAATAAATATAGGAAAAAAAGACAAACTTAACATACCTTTTCAATTTCGGGAATATCATATATTTTTCTCATATTCCATTATTTTCTACTTCTTGAATCATTTGGAAATGTATTTTAGCGATTCTATCTCTTCCTTCTTCACTTAAAAGTAATCTTGATTCTTCTCTATTTGTCATAAAGAAATTTTC